GTGGAAAATATAGACAAAAGGTTATTGTCATTGGACATATATAACCTTAAAATTGACAAAGTTCTAACTTTCAATTATACTAACACCTACCTTAAACTGTATAATAATGATGTTGAGTGTGATTACATACATGGCAAAGCTGATATTAATAATACAATGATAACTAACAATATGGTATTGGGCATAGATGATTATCTCAATGAAGATGAAAAATTCACCAACACAAATTTTATTGAATTTAAAAAATATTATCAGCGACTTATAAAAGGGACAAATTGTGACTATAAAAAGTGGATAGATGAGATAAATCACACTAATTACATTATAAAACATAACATTTATATCTTTGGTCATTCTTTAGCAAGTACTGATCGTGATGTTTTATTAGACTTTATAGAAAATGAAAAAACAATCATTACAATCTACTATAATAACAGCAATCAGTACAGCGAACAAATATGCAACTTAGTTCACTTAATTGGACCCGATAAGCTTAATGAATGGGTTCATCAGGCAAAACCAAAGATAAAATTTGTAAAGCAGCAACCGATGATAAACATAGATGATTCAGGATGGCGAATAATGAGGGATATAAGAGACTGTTCTGAATTATTTAAACTATCTGAACAAGAAATAGAATATAGAATAAACGAAATAAAAGACCATTTAGGCAATAGCAATAAAACATATTTCAGACAACAAAGAAATGTTATCGACTTGTTTGTAGCCATAACCACGAGTGGTTATATCGACAATAATCTAACAGATCAGATGTTAAATATGGCAAAAGATCTCTATGGCTCTACAAAAAACGAGACTTACTCGCCTTCTGAATTCAAGAGAGTTGGTAATTCACCTCAAAGATACCAAAAAATTATTTCAAATTTCATGGATTTAGTAAACACATACAATGCCGATAAAAAAGCAAAGTCATATCATATATCTGATTCTGATAGCTGTGAAAAAATATTTAGCCTCTTGGAAGCGGGAATTAAAATTGATGAACAGCAAGCAATTTCATTGATTGAAGATATAATAAAAGGATCAAACCATTCATATGGATCAGATGAAGAGATGTGGAGGTGTGTACTCCTTTTGAGATATTATGTAAATCCAGAAAAACTTATAGAAATAATAAGTAATCACATATCTGGAGATAACAATTTATATCGCATAAAATATACTTATTTGCTAAACTTGCTCAAAGAGGAAGAATATTTTGATAACAATTTATTAGCTAAATATCAGTTAAAGTGATACCACTAAACTCTTAGTTATATTAATTATTTGAAAATTATAATTATTGAAAACATCATAGAGGAATGATAAAATGAGAAAAAAACGTATTATAGTTAATAACATTTCTGAGTACATAGACATAATACATAAATTAAATAAGGTAAAAGGTCAAAATACACTTTTATACAGAGGGCAAAACAATTATAAATATAGTATAATTCCATCAATATGTCATAATCTCCCGAATAGCAAACAGACGTATTTAAAATTTGAATCTAAGTTAATAAGACAAGCCAAAAACAAATATCCCGAAATATTTGGGACCGCAAAGAATGATTTGGAGCTACTTTCAAGGCTTCAACATTATGGCATTCCTACAAGATTGTTGGACGTTACATCTAATCCGCTGGTTGCGCTTTACTTTGCCTGCAAAGATAATGGAAATTCAATAGATGACGGTGAGGTTATAGTCTTTTCTTACGATAATTTGTCATATGGTGATGATCAAGATACCATTGCTTTGTCAAGCTTTTATAAATTTGACTATAAAATCTCGGTAGAAAAATTTATGAAAATTAATGGATTAGATTATAGGGTAACTCCAAATATGCATTCATCCGGAGTTGACGAATATTGCAATTCACACCAGAAACCAATATGGGCACAATTACCGGAGTACACTGCTCGACAAAAAGCTCAAAATGGAAGCTATTTGATTTTTCCTAATGAAATTATCTATTCCAATTATGTAGAATTCTTTGCAGTAGTGAATGAAGATTTTTGTTTTATTAATAACATCAAAAGCTTATCTAAGAAAGACACATTAATCAAAAAGCTGATAAGAATTCCAAAGGAAGATAAACTTGATATTTTAAGTCATCTCGAATCTCTTGGTATAGACGAATCTACATTGTTCCCTGAAAATTTGGATATTGGTTGCAGAATGATCAAACAAAATATTGGCTTATAACAAAAAAAACAGCCGACAAGGAATAATCCCTGTCGGCTGTCTTACTACCTACTTAATCTTCTTTGTAATCTCATCGCTGAGCTTTTTGATGAAGTTCACGCCTGCAATGCCATTCTCGCTGTACCCCCATTTTTTCAGCAGGGTATTAACTGCCTTTGCAGTACCTTTTCCATATGTACCGTTCTTGTCCATACCTACGTTGTGAAGCTTGACCGCCTTTGCAATAAGCAGCAGCTCCTTGAGCGCAAGCACACCGTTTGTTTTGTTGCCCTGCTTGTAACCTGTCTTGTCAAGCACTTTCGCACTTATCTTGCTCTGCTTCTTTGGTCTCAGGAAGCCTGCAATATGGTCATAAGTATGCTTGACCTTAGTGCAGGCTTTTCCGCTCCAGTTTTGGTCATACGAATAAAAATAATTCGTGTTGCCCTCACCCGTGCAGATTGCTATGTGACCCCAGCCGCCATTCAACGTGCCTGACCATATCGCTACATCACCCTTTTTCGGCACGAAACTTGGCGTGTTCTTTACCTTTGTGAAATTTGCTTTCAGCCAAGTATTTTTGTCAAACAAATCCCAAAAGTGATGTGCGTCATACCAGAAATTCTTGATACCTGAACCGAAGACCTCGTTAAAATATGCCGTTGCAAGGTCTACACACTGCCTGCCTGCTGCTCCGTCATAGTCAACGGCTACGCCATTGTGCTTCTTGATAAACTCATCGTAATTCATTGTTATTCCTCACTTTCGTTTGTATCCACTTTGTTTTCAACTGTGATTTTCAGTTTGTGTACGATTTTCACCAAGAATGACGGCAATGGTATACCTATCACCGCAAGATTTTCAAGAATGGAAATACATTCGTTGATGATAAACCATATCGTCACGATCAGGCCGAAGTAAAAGCTGACGTTTACCTCAATGCCTATCTGTGAAAGTCCTGAGATAAAGAGCCAATCAAGCACGCCTGACACCGCCACTACAAATATGTAGCCGACCTTTTTGAAAAGCCCTTTAAGACCGACACGGCTTGACAACTCGCCCCTGTTCCATGCTTTCCACATACCTGTAATGTAGTCAATAATCATCACAAGTACCAGAATGACTATAGGTATCGCCATGACACGGAAATACGCTGACAGCCCTGCGGCTATTGCTGAAATGATGATTTTTGCTGTGTTTTCTTTCATTGCTGTTCCTCGCTTTCGTATGTTTGTCCCGTGATTGTTGTATACTCCTCAGCCGTGATCCACTTGCCGACGGCGGCGTGTACCATAGCAACCGACCACAAACGGCTGTCGTAGTATCTCTTGACCTTTGCATAGTTTTTACTCATCACCGCTCACCTCCAGCTCAACACCGTTCAGCATAGCCAAAAAAATCGACGTTTGCCTTTATCCTGTCTATCTCGGTGACTTTGGGCTTGCGAAAATTGTCTTCCGTCAATCCCAGTTTCTCCACCATATTTTTAGAATAACATTAGTTTATTATAGCCCTCTTTAGTTAATTAAGAATTCTGCCAGCAGTTAATCTGATTGCATACCTCAAGACCCATTTTCTCATACCCTCCATTTGTAGGGTGAACGTTATCCCTTATGTCAGTATCTGGATTCAAAATAAGATGGTTATATGAAACTCTAACTCTTGTAGTAGGATACAGTTCTTTCGCTTTTGTCGTAGCATAATCGCAATATCTAACAACCCTATTTCTGTACAAAGGCTCAAATACAGAGTGCTTCGACTGGTCAGCGTTAGGAGTCGTTGGAAGATTCAAGATAACTTTCACCGATGGATTAAACGCATGAATGCTATCAATCATAGCTTTGATGTTTTCCCATGTAGGTATGATTTTCGTATCATCAAAATTATACAAATCATTGATGCCAAGCTGAATTGCTACAAAATCAACAGACGAATAGTTATGATTTCTCATGTAGTAAGCAAAATCAAACGTCTGTGAAGATGGATTATAAAATGGATTAACAACACCGTCATATGTTTTGTTTGTGAAGTAATCAGATGTAGTCCATCCCGCACGACCTTCGTTATTGTTTCCAGTTCCTTTTCCATCCCCCAGAGTGCCAAGAAGTGTAACGGTTTTGCCATTTTCTGTAAAGAAAGATTTGATTTTTGCGGTCATAACATCATGGTCTACCGTGCTATCTCCAATGCAAAGAAGCGAGCAATCCTGAAGGTTTAATGATTTGCAATTTCTTGCATATCCAGTTCCTGTGTTCGCTTCATTCTTCACGAGATTCAATAGCATGTCGTACAGATTCCACAAATATGCGTTGTTACCATAATATGAAGAGACATTAGAAAACGTATATTTTCCGTCATGTCTGTCTGCCTGTGAACCGCTGTACATGTTTACAAAAAATCCTTTAGGGGTTGCAAAGCTATCTGTATACCAACTTTCTTCAATTCCAACAGTCATAAAATATTCACTTTTTGGCAATGAACATCCGATGTTGTCAGTCAGCAATGACATCGTGTATTTTTTACTGCCAACATATTCAATAGTAGCGATTTTGCTACTTTCAATTATTTCATCTGTTAACTTTTTTGATGCACTTGAATAAGGTTCGTATATAGTAGGTGCGCCATCATCAGTCAGTTCGACCATCGAATCAACATCTAAAAAATAGGACTTATTAAGTGTAATCCTAACGAATGCTACACCGTTTGGAATAGTACAAGTAGTCTTATTGTAGTCTCCACCGCTTTTTACGTTTTTATCTGCATCAAACATGCAAATTGATGCATAACTGCTCTGTATGAATTTACCAGAAGATACCAAATAACGAGATAAAGTAACAACTTTGCCAGATTCAACTGGAATATAATCTGTGACAAAATTATTTCCATACGTTTCTGTGTTTCCATTCGGATTGATATAGTTGTATGGAGAAGTTGTAACCTTTGTCTTATCAAGAAGATTTTTTGATTTAACATTAGTCAACAAATCATCTATGTCTTCCTTTAGCTGACTAACATTATTATTAGTATTATTAATTTCTGTTTTAGTTGTAAATGTACTATTGGCTAATTCTTTAGTGTAATAGTTAGAGGTTAAATTATTATATTCAGTATCTAATTTTGTAGCAGTATTAGATATCTCTAATTTCATAGAAACTATATCAGCTTTATCAGCAGCTACACTTGCTTTGTCTGTGGCGACCTGTGTGGCATTGTCTGCCACTGTAGCTTTGTCGGCTGTGACCTGCGTTGCCATATCGGTCACCGCCTGCCTGTCCGCTGCAGTGCTGTCAGCGCAGGTCTTTGCGGTCTTTGCATAACCTGCCGTTATTGTCTTGTCAGCTTCGGTCTGCTGTGCTGCCGTTGATGCTTGGACTGCGGATACCTTGGCATTATTCTGTGCTGTGACCGCCTGCTGACGTGCAGTATCTGCACCCTGCATGGCGGTTTCTGCCTGCGTAGCGGACGTTTCTGCAGATGCCTGTGCGGTCTCAGCACGGCTTGCCGCCTGTTCTGCGGTATCTGCTGATTTCTCTGCGGCTGTGGCAGATTTTTTTGCGTTTTCAGCCGCCTGCATAGCCGTGCTAGCTGCATTCTCAGCCCTTTCCACGTCAGCTTCGACCTGTTCACCGATTGCCGATATCCTATCCAGTGCGTCAGCTGCCACACTTGGTGACGGGATAGCATTATCGTCTATAGCCGCCCCTATTCGCAGTCGGAAAATTCGTGATTTTTTAACTAAAATATACTCGTCGCCTGACAGTTTTTTTTGCACATATCTGACACGATATTGTCTGCGCTGACCGCAGTATATCAGCCGTAGGTGTCCACTGTCCGCCTGTGATATCGACCTCATAAGCAGTGCCGTCGCCGTAGTCTATCGTTAACACATAGCGGTCTGCACCGTCTACTGTCAGCCCTTCAACCGACACGGGTCTAGCGTTCGTTTCGCCGACGTAGCCTAGCAGGGCTGTGCTTAGTGTTACGTCATAGTCTGAATTTAATGTTATCGTCATTTAATCACCCCTCTTTACTCTATTGCAATATAATCAACATAGTATGTTCCTGTTGGAACGGTTTCCAATGTTGGCCCGTTATTAGCTCCCATGCAGACACTCATATAGTATGACGTTCCTGACCCATAAACGTGGGTGCAGTAGTTCTGATATGGTGTTGGTGTGTCTGTCTGCCGTAGCGTTGCTATTACCTGTTTAGGCGCAAAGGTCAGTCCAAGCGGTATCTGCATCAATGGATTCGCTTTCGTCATCTTGTATTCCACAGTGCCATAGTGTATCTTGCCGGCTCGGCTCAGTATCTCATCGATTTCCTCGCCTGCGTGTTGCATAGGATAGTCGTTGATATCTTGCGCCAATGTCAAATTTTCATCAGCCATTATCTCGCCCCCCTTAAAGCTGTTCTTCTACCGACAGACCTACCGCAGAAATATCAGCACTCAGTCCGCCGTCAAAAGTAAATTCTAAATTTGTTATTGGTATGTCATAGCTGTCTGCACCGTTGGTGTAGGTCACCACGTCACCTATGTCGAAACGTGGGTCACCAAGTCTGTGGTATAGCTCAGTGGTGTACCACGAAAATCCACCTATCCTGCGCCACAGAGATTGTAGCAAAGACTCTGTTATGTATGGATTTTCAAACTCTAAAACTCTACCCTGCGTTGTATCTGTCACACCAAGCGACAGCGTTACATCATCACTCACTTTGCAGATAATGCCCACGATAGCGTTCTGCCTTTCTGACAACGTAGGCAGGTCTATTGTGTTGGGATCTAATGTTTTCACCGGTTTGCCATACCACTTTCGGACGTACTTTCCGTACCTGTCAACATATCCAAACTGTCCCTGAGCTGAGGCAAGGTAAGACAGCATTTGCCGCATGGTCACGTCTTTTGGCACAGAGCCGACCTTGAAGTAGAAATACTTTGAGTACAGCAGTCTGCCTTTGTTATCTCTTAGCCGTCTGCCGTTCTTATCACGCAGCAGCCGCACCCGTGTATAGTCATTGCCGTTTTGCAAGCCCAATTGTCTGCATATGTCGTCTTCAACGGATCTATTCCAGTTTGGCATAGGGATATGCGGCACATATGGTTTGTCGGAAAAATATAATCTGTCCGCCATTGTCAGCTGAACACTGCCGCCCGACTTTTTCGACTTCACGCAGGTGAAACGTCCCATTGGTATCTTTTCGCCTGCGAGTATGCCGCTAGTTTCGTAGTCTACGAGATACAAATATGTGTCATACTCTTTGCCAAGAAACGCTGTTTCAGTGTCACTTATGGTCATGTTCCACGATTGTGAACATACTGCGCCCAGCTCGATGTCGTCGGAAAGGCTTGTTGCCTGCATTGAGCTGTCAGCTGACATAATGCTGTCACCTGATATAACGCCCTCTGCATTCTCTATCCACAGTCGCCAAGTACGGCAATAGCTCTCGATACGCTGTGCCACAAGCTCCCCTGTTTTGTACATTCAAACGCCCCCTTACTGCATTATCAAGTCCACCGCAACGCCTTTGCAGAACTGTTTGTTCTCGTCCCAGCCGAAAACCTCATAAGTTGGGTCGCCTGCGTAAACGTCAAAAGTGCTTTCCTGAAATGTTTCATCAAGGAGCGTGATACTGAAAAACGGACTGTCAACGTTGGAGATATACTCATTGAGCTTTGCCGTCTCCTCGCCTGTGAGATGATACCATTTCAGCGTGACAGTTTTCTTTATGGCTCTTATATCGCCCACCATTTTGCAGTTAGCCGTCCGCCCTGCATTGTTCGACCATATCTTGTTGTTTGTAAAGCTTACTTCCGCAGGTGTGGCGACCCTTTCGCTGCCGAATATAAGTCCTCTGCTTTTCATTTTCTGCACCTCCTATGCCCTTATTGGCGACCTGCCGTTGCGCTTGATATAGTCGTTGATATCATCAATAACTATCTGTGTGATAGTCCTGCCATTGAGAGTCAGCGGTATGGTAACGCTTATCTTCTGATTTCCGCCTGCTCCGCCGTAAGACACAAGAGCTTGCAAAACAGCCTGTGTGATAGTATCCAGCGGTGCCTCGATATTCGTGCCACGCTTCTGATCGCCCAGAACTGCAAGGAACTCAGAGTTCGGCGGTATTACTGCACCTTGGGCAAGTTTGGGTATTTCGGGGATATCAATTTGACTTAGGTCAAAGCCAAATGTCTGACCGCCAAGATCACCGGGAAGCCAATCAGGTGTCGTGAAGCTCAGCTCGTTTATGCCGTCGATTATCCAATTCAAAGCGTCCTCAACTGCACCTGTCAGACCATTTATAAGCCCGATTATCAAATTAATAGGTGTTTTTGCTATGTCAACAAGTGCGTCCCATACGCCTTTGAAAATCTTCTTTACACCCTGCCAAACTTTTTTCCAATCACCGGTGAACACTCCCGCTATGAACAACACAACGCCTTTAAGTGCTGAAATGATGTTCTTCACGGCGTCAATTATATTGCTTATGACATTGCCCACTATCTTTATTATCTTACCAAGCACACTGCTGACTATCGGTCCGAGTATGCTCACAAGCCAGTTCACAACAGGTGCTATGGCTTTGTTGTAAATGCTCAGAACGCTTGTGATAAGTGTTCCAACAAAGCCGAGAAACTCATCAAGCAAAGGTTTCAAGTGCTCCGTCCAAACGCTGTCAGCCACGTCCATGAGCTTGTCAAACACAGGTTTCAAGACCGTTTCCCACAGATTGAGGAATACGTTCTTTGTGGTGGTTATACCCTCGTTTATGCCGTCAAATATAGGCTGTCCCCACTCGTTCCAAAAGTCTGAAATACTATGCCAAGTATCGCACCACAGTGTTTTCAAGGCGTTCAGCACAGGCTGTGCAACGCCGTTCCACAAGGTATCGAAGATCTCTTTTATGTTGTCAAACAGTACGCCTAGCGTGTTCCATGTCTGCGTGCCAAAATCCGCCATTAGGGGTAATCCTACAGTGAGAAAGTTTTGCAGTATAGGGAACACTGCCACATTCCAGATATCAGAAAACACCTTGTTGAAGCTGTCAAAAAGTCCTATGCCTATCTTGCCAAGCGTGCTGAAAGCGGTCTGCATAAGCGGTGTAAAATCGTTTATAAAATAAGCTTTGAGCGGCTCGGAAAGCGACTTTATATCGCTGAAAACTCCGCCGAGTATCTGAGCAAGTTCAATGCTCTCTTTTTCAAGTCCGCTCCATATATCATCGAAAATAGGCTTAAAATTCTTATCAAGATAGTCTGCAAGCTTTTCAAACTGAGTTCTTACTGATTTGAAAAAGTCAGACAGCTTTTTATTTGCCTTTCCCGTATCCACCTCAACGCTAGTCCCGGAAGGCTGCATTATCTCCCCAGCTCCGCTGACCCCAGTGCTATCTGACTTGCTCTCATCATTCAGCTTGTTCATCTGGTCAAAGCTTGCAAGAGATCCTTCCTGTGCCTCTTGAGTCTGTTGTGCATTGTCGGCTATATCACTGTAATTATCCGCCGCCTGAGAGGTGCTTTTCACTATGCTTTGAGCCTCGTCTGCATTGTTGCTTAGTTCAAAACCGAACGCCTCTGAAAGTGACCTCGCTGCCCCCTGTGCCAAAGCTATGAGCTGTGAAAGCACGCTATTGATCGCCTTGACAGCAGGCAGAAGAACGTTCATCAA